TACGATCCCCCAGCGTGTGCGAAGGGCATCCGTTCCCTATGATGTCTGGCATCAACAGGGGTACCTGATGGCGACCGAGGGAAATGTCATCCATTACGGGTTCATTGAGGAATTCATCAATGAGCTGGGAGGGAAGTATCACATTCTGGAGATTGCCTTTGACCGATGGGGAGCCGTGCAGATGACCCAGAACCTTGAGGAGATGGGCTTCACAGTCGTACCTTTCGGACAGGGCTTCAAAGATATGAGCCCTCCCACCAAGGAGTTCTACAAGCTCCTGATGGAAGGCAGGATCATCCACGGCGGCAACCCGGTCATGGCATGGATGGCAGGCAATGTGGTCGTGGATACAGACCCGGCAGGCAACATCAAGCCGACCAAGGCAAAGTCGCCGGAGAAGATCGATGGTATCGTCGCTGCGATCATGGCACTGGACCGCTGCATCCGAAATGAAGGACAGCAGCAGGGAAGCGTCTACGACGAACGTGACATGATCGTTTTTTGATATGAAAAAGATGGAGGAAAACACAATGAAGTATCTGATGAGTGCAGAATGGTGGAAGGCAGCTGGCATCCGTGCTGCAAAGACAATGTTCCAGACCGGTGCGGCTTTGGTCGTGACACAGATGCCCGGCGGCACGGTGGACTGGATGGCAGTCGGCAGTGCAGTGATCGTGGCAGGTGTTGCTTCCCTCGGTACCAGCCTTGCTGGTCTGCCGGAACTGGAAAAGGGGGATAAGGCCTAATGGGATTCTGGGAATGGATGGGGTTTGAGAACCCAAGGGATTCTCCCAAAACAGAACAGCCAAAAGAAGGTCTGCCGCAGGTCACGGATAACGTCCGTGATTCCGGGCAGACCTTTGTGTTTGGCCGTTCCAATGCCGGGGAGCAGGTGGATGAGAAAGCCGCCATGCAGATTCCGACCGTGTATGCCTGTGTCCGTCTGCTGGCCGAGTCCATTGCGGCACTGCCGCTGCATCTCTACCGGGTGACAGACGATAACGGCAACAAGGAAAAGGCGCGGGATCATCCGCTGTATAAGATTTTATATCGCCAGCCAAACCCGGAGATGACATCTTTTGTCTTCTGGGAAACGCTGATGACCCACCTGCTCCTCTGGGGCAACGCCTACGCACAGATCGTCCGGGATGGTAAGAACACGGTGCTGGGGCTGTATCCGCTTTTGCCGGAGAATGTCGAAGTGGATCGAGACGAGAGCGGTGAGCTCTACTATATTTACCACGCATACACGGATGAAGTTCCGGGAGAGCAGAACAAAGATCTCTATTTTCGCCGGGACGAGATCTTTCATGTGCCGGGGCTGGGCTTTAATGGACTGATCGGTTTCTCACCAATCGCCATGATGAAAAACAGCCTCGGTACCTCCATTGCGGTGGACAAATACGGTTCCTCTTTCTTCAAGAATGGCGCTCAGCCAAGCGGTGTGCTGGAGCATCCCGGCGTTGTGAAAGACCCGAACCGTATCCGGGATAGCTGGGAAGCGGCTTATGGCGGCGCAGCGAACGCCCATCGTGTGGCTGTGCTGGAAGAGGGCATGGCCTACAAACCGATCTCTCTGCCGCCGGAGGACAGCCAATTCCTTGAAACGAAGCAGTTTTCTGTGACGGAGATCTGCCGCATCTTCCGTGTGCCTCCGCATCTGGTGGCGGACCTGTCGAGAGCTACTTTTTCCAACATTGAATACCAGTCGCTGAATTTCGTGATGCACTCCCTGA